GGATTGTACATAATCATCACTCTTTTGGATAATGGTATCATACCATTCAGAAAGTGTTTTATAATATCCGAAAGATTCCCCGTACTTGCGGTTCAGTTCCTCCACTTTCGCCTTTTCCTGTTCCTTGCTGCCGGTAAAGTTCTTTATCTCATCGGTGACCGATTTCAACTCAAAGCGGGTACGCACCATCTGGGCGCGGCCGTCCTTCTCGATCTCGGTCATTTCCTTCAACGAGATCGAGAACTCGTCCACGCCTTTCTTCGCACTGAACAAATCTTTCGTCCACTCCACGATCTCGTCACCGTACATCACAAGCAGCATGATGCCAGTCGTAAGTGCCGTCTGCCAGGAAAAGAGGGAAGAGAGCACCTGCTTCCATACCGGCGTGCCTTTCTGTCCCGACTTCCGCAGCTCGTCGTATTCCTTACGGGCACGGGCCAGCTCATCGGTGAATACCGGCAGGTTGTTACTGATGGCCAGAAAGAACATCTGCGGTCCCATAGCCAACGAGGGCATCTCACGGGCAATCTGCTGGATGCTGTTGTGCAAGCCGTTAAACTGGCGCTGTGCATTGGGCACGTCCGGCGGGGTGACCTGTACGGATTCCGATTCCGCCTGAAGTTGTCTCAACTTGCCGCGTAATTCCTCAAGCTGCTTTTCCAGCGCGTGGATCTGGGCGATGTTGGCGCTCTGATCCAAATTGGGGGCGGCCGTCTCACCGGCAAGGCGCAGCCTTTCCAGTTCCGCCTCCAACACCCTGACGGTGTTACGAAGCTCCAGCGCCTCACGCTCGGCCTTGTCCATGCCGGGCGTAAGGCCGTCCTTCATCAAAAATTCAACTTCTACAGGTTTCATTCCAGTCTGCTTTGAAAAAATCCTACAATATCGTCCGCCTCGTCCTCCGCGCTACGGTCCGTTCTCCGGCTGCCTTCACCGCCGCCTTTCTTCCGCCTCACATACCGGGGCGCGTCACTCAGCATCATGATCAGCGTCTGGTAATTCACCCCGTCAAGGATGTAATCCACGCTCCAGCCGGTCGCCGATGCAATCTGCCATATAAATCCGAAGGGGCTATGGGAACCCTCATAACGGGTCCTTAACTCCCCCTCCCCACCTGGCTCAGCCTCGGCTTCATCGGGTTCGCCCGATCCACCGACCTGATAATACGCATAAAATCCTTCGTACCCATCAGTCGCTCAAACATCCGAAACATAGCCATCAGGTAACGCCACTCCACAAAGCTCCGCAGCACCCAGGCCGTCAGCCCGATGCCCATGTGCCGCGCCACGTAGCCCCGGCACACCGTATAGGCCAGCATCCGGCTTATACCTTTCCCGTGCTTTGCAATAAAGGCCATCTCCTCCGCCTTGTTCTTCACCTTCCAGCCGGGTGACACACCCAGTTTCAGATACTCTCTTGCCAGCAGTATCTGGCCCCGAAGCCGGGGACGCTTCATCGTCACACGCAGTTCCAAGGGACACTTCTTAAAAGGAATGCGACACCTTTTAAGAGGAACGGACACGCCACCGTCCAGCAACGCGTCCGCACATTCCATTTCCACCAGCTGCTCCAACCGGTCATCCATACGCTAACCCTCCCCAGTCTGGATTTGTGCCGTCGCCTCTTCCGCTGCCGGCAGCTTGTACTGTTCCCACTCACTGGGAATGGATTCCGTATCGAACACACCGTAAGGCTGTGAACCGTCCTCCGGCATTGCCACCTCCAACGTACACTCGATCTTCGCCGTTTCTGTCAGGGTCAGCTTGCCGCCCAAATTGGAGAGCAGTGTCGCATTGGGCATCAGGATGCTCTTCCCGGACACAAGGGCAAGTTCCCAGGGGCCCTGCATCACCATCGCGGTCGAGGGGGCCGTCCAGCCGATCGGAGTTTTCTTTTCCGAATCTTCTTTCTTATAATGCAGGCTGCCACCAAGCAGTTTGTGCAGGTTATCAAAGTCCATCTGGATCACATTGAACGTCGGCGCTATGCTGCCGTTCGACTGGGCTATGACCAGCACCGGGGCACCGGGCACCTGTTCCGCCTCGATTTTCGCCGCCTCAGGTTTCTGGCCGCCCAGGTCAAAGGAGCCTTTCTCGATATAGCCCACGACAAAATCCTTATATTTCACGGCACCGATGCCGTACATGAAATTCTTATCCGCCATCTTTCTTTTGTTTTTGAATTAATATTACCGCTAAAACGCATATCACTATTCCAGTCCCCAAACCATAGAAGAAGATTTGAACGGGGTTCGAACGCCGTTTTACCTCCGCCTCGTACAAATCCGCCATTTCCTCCCAGGCTTCCCTGTACGTCTCGGACCTGCCCGCATAATACTCGACCAGGATTTGCAGACTGTCGCAGCTCGCGTGCACGGCGATCACGTCTCCGTCGCGGCTTACCGACACGTTCGCCTGCCCGCTCTTTCCGCTATACGATGCCCTGGGGGGCAGTCTCATCAGGCTGTCAGCCGATATCGCCAGCCGTACCTCCGACTTCGGGACCGCCTCCGTCCGTACAAGGAGGACTTCTTTGGCCAGACTGCCCACCGCCATCCGATTCGCCTCCGTCCGGGAGGTCTCCTTCACAGTCTTTCGGGTGCTCGCGCAACCGGAAAAGCACAGGACAATCACCAGAATGCTTGCAATTGCCGGCATCACCGATAGCCTTGCGAAGCCGGGCCATCTCGCGCTTGGTAGACCCAAACTCCTTCTTGGTCGCACGCAGTTCTTCTCGGGTCTCATTCAATTCCTTCTTTAATGGTTCAACAATATTATCTATCAATATCCGGGTGGCTTGCTCAGTGTTGTCAATCCGGACTGTCTCGGCCTCGGCCCTCGCCTTCTCCGCCTCGGCATTCGCCTTGCGGACAGTCGCCTTCAGCGTGAGAAGCCCGATGACAGCCGCCAATAAACCGCCGCCCAGTACCAGGTTGAGTATTTCACTAAGCTCCATCTCTGATACCCGTTTATGACTTGCTTTCCGATTTCTTGACTATAAGGCCGATAAGCCATTGCACCAGTCCCGTGTCCGCAATCCCGTTCGCGACAAGGGACGCACCGAAACCGTAAAGCAGGGCTATATACCACTGGACATCCGACACAAATCCGGCATCCAGCCACCACAGCAACATGGCGCCCGCAATACCGACGCACCAGCTGACAATTTGGGTTACCCAGCCTTTCATATTCGGAAACAAGCCTTTCAAGCCTTCCGTCAATACTACCACACCGGCCGCAAAACCGGCAAACGTGCCAATCATCGCGTCATAATCCGTAACCGGAACATCGACTCCTTGGGCCATTACTGCCGACACCGTTCCAAGCATCAGCATCAAAAACAACATAATTCGTTTCATTTCTTTCTTCTTTTTTTTATTGGTTAATACCGATTTCTTTAAGCCATTTCTGTACGTCAAAGCTGGGGCAGGCTTTCGCCGCCAACTCATTGTGTCCTACAATGCGAACATCCGGAAAGCGGCGGTGGAAATCCTTCACATACTTCTCCAATGCCTTCTTCTGAGAGGCCGTACGTGTGTCCTTCGGAGTCTTGCCGTCAGCGGCACATCCTCCGGCATACACAATATGCCGGGAAACGGAGTTGTAACCCGCCGCACCGTTGGTGACTTCCCACGGGTCTACATTTGCGTCCTCGTTGTTGTCCACCAAACGCTCCACGCCGCCATTGAGGTGAAACAGGTCGGTGTAACCCACCTGTTTCCAGCCACGGCCGCCCTCGCTTACCGGGGCGGTGTGCCAACGGCGGATGTCCGCCGATGACACCTCACGGCTTTCCGCCGTGGCCGTGCAATGGATGACAAGGTATTTCAACTTGGCCATTACGCACCCCCTCCCTGCTTTTTGGCGGTCAGGGTGATTTTGGCCGTCTTACTACGATCGGCATCAAGGGTGAGGGTGATCGTGCCGGTCTTGTCGTTGCCGGTCGTGTTAGGCTCTGCAGTAACGGTCAGGTCCTCGTCCGTTTCCACCACCTTGAAACCTGCCGGAGCTGCGCTCGCTTTCCATTCACCGGAAGCCGTTACCGCAACCTTCTGCGTGCCGCCGGTACTCTCAAACGTGAGGGTGGCCGGTTCTACGGAAATGGTTTTCTCCGCGGCCTTGAACACGGGGTTGGTACGGGTATCCAGTACGACAGCCTCCTCGCCGAAAGCGATGTTCGTGTCCGCCTTCATCAGCAACTTGAAGAAATACAACTCGCTGGCGTTGGATACCTTGTCGATCTGGATCACGTCCTCGTCATCCTGCAAGTTGACAGCGGCGAAGAAATTGCCGTCCGCGCCCATCGAGCAAAGGGTGGTCACGATCAGATCGTCCGGCCACGCGGAGAGCGTCTCGATGGTGATGCCCTTGTAACGCTTGCTGTTTACGTCCGTCTCGCTGGCGTTCTTGGCCTCCCGTTCGGTCAACTCATCGTCGTACTTGTCGAAATCGTTAACGCTCATGATAATGCGCAGGTTCGGATTGTTACGGATGGCCACGGGGATAGCCTTACGAACGGCCTTCAACTTCTCCAGCATGGTCGCCGGCTTACCCGATACGATGATAAGCTCGGTATCTTTCGTCATCTGTGTCAGGATACCGTTCATCAGATGGTCGTCGTCATCCCCATACGTGCCGTTGATAAAATGGTCACCCAGCTCGAACTTCACCTGCTTGGTCAGCTCGGCCAGCAGGGCGTTCTGTCCTTCAGGGGGCAGTTCGGCGAACACGAGGTTGCCCTTGGGCTGCCACTTGCGCCAAATCTGCTCGTAGGCGCGGGGATTGAACACGGTAAAGGCCATGAAGTCCACCGGGTCAAGGGATTTCTCCGAATAGTTGAAATTCCCCTTGGAATCCTCGATGCCCGGGTGTTCCTTACGTTTCTGCAACATCTTGCCGCTTTTAAGGCGCGGCAGGCTGATTTTTTTCTCCACGCCGGGAATGACCATGATCAGCCCCTTCTCGACGATCTCGTTCCCCGTGGCGGCAAGCGTCAGGATCTGCTCCAGTACCTCGCCGTTGTAATTGGTGTTCTTTACTACTATTGCCATTGTTTATCGGTTTAGTTTGTTCTTGATTTCCGACATGCGCTTGTCCCACGGGCTTTCGCCTCCCACTTCCACGCGCAGGTCAGTGGTCACTCTCTTTTTCGGTTTCAGGCTCCGAAGGGCTTTCTCCCCGTTCTCGCGGTCAGAGCTAAGCAGGTTCTCATACACCGGACGCGTGGTCGCATCGATACGGCCGTCGGCCTCGGCATCGTCCAGCAATTTTTTCCTTGCCGCCTCGTCCTCCTCTTTGGCCTTGTCCGTAAAAGCCTTGTTCTCTTTTTTCAACCTGTCCACCTCGGCTGTCAGGCCGGGAACCTTTCCCGCCTCCTCCTCGAGCGCGTCCATCACGCGGAACACGTCCGAGTCCGTCGCGCAATCCTTGAAGCGCGGACGTTTCTTTACTTCTTCTAAATTCATTTGGGTATCGTTTAATGGCTGTTCAAGCCGGTTGTTGAATATGCGGTAAACCTGTTCGGGCGTACTGTCCTCCGGTACGGGGTCGGCATCATAGACCCCGTCGATAAAACCCAGCGCAAGGGCCTCGTCCGCCTTCAGCCAGTGGTCGGCGTCGTCAAAGTAACGCGCCCGGATTTCCTCCACGCTGGTGCCCAGTCTCGG